ATCCTCCCGGCAGCAACACAATAACAATTACTAATGGACTTATAACAAATATTGCGTAACTTTGTACCATGATTAAAATTCAAGACGAAATTGTACCAACCAAAGGTGTTGGTAAATACTTTCAAATTCAAGCATTGAACTTTCCAATGAACCCTACAAGTGTAAGTTTCTATTGGCAAGTGTTTAACGAAGAGACCATTCAAAATGGTGAAGAAACAGTAACCGGACCTGGTGTTTGTGTTTTAGATGGCAACTTATCTATGGATAATGCTACTTATGCTGGTTGGGGAGAAAACGATTCTTATGTAATTGATTGGGCATTAAACGAATTAGGATTTACGAAAATATGAAAATAAATTTAAACAAAAACCTTCTTGATTTAGAAGGAAACGAAATTAAAGATGCTCACATAGGCAAGGTAGTTGCTAGTGCGTTGGCTGGTTCAAACAAAGGAGATGCTATTAAGTTTTGGCATTGGAGTACAAAATTTTATTCTTGCGAAGAGGTAGAGCTAGATCCTAGTGATTTAGAAACATTAAGAACCTTTATTAAGGAGTCAGAACAAATGACTGTTTTAAGCAAAGCTCAAATATTGCAATTACTGTAAAAACAACTATATTTGTAGAATGAAAAAAATGATCGTTGAAAAAGGCACAATGGAGAAGTATCCATCTAAGAAAGCCATGATGAAGCATGAAAAGTCTGAAGGCAAAGCCATGCAAAAGAAAGAAGCTGTTATGATGAAGAAGGCAATGCCTGCTAAGAAGACAGTTGTAATGATGAAGAAAAAATAATTATGGCTATTACTATTAAAAACACCAAACCGGCAGCGCCTAAAAAGATGACATCTAAAGGCAAGCCAGGCACAGCAAACAATCCAGTTGCTAAAAACTCTAAGAAGTGCTAAGGTCGATACTCCTCATATTATTACTTACATCATGCTCCGCTGAGTGGCACTTAAACCGTGCGCTTAAGAAGGACCCAACAATTTTCAATAAAGAGAAGATTGTTGTACATGATACCACGGTAATAACTGAGGAGTATTCTCACATCGATAGCTTTTACATTACAGACACAATGACGTATGAGGACACAGTATTAAAGCTGAAGTTCATCATTAAAGAAAAGAAAATATACTTTACTGCAACTGTAAAGCCGGACACAATAAGAGTTGTGACGCATGACAGGGTGCCGTATAAAGTAATTGAATATCAAGATAGTAAGTATTTATATAAGGGGTTACCCCTTATACTGATTGTTATCTTAGCAATCATATTATATAAATTATTAAAATGAATAAAATTAAAGAAGACCAATTAGAAAAGTTAGTGAATTTAAATCGTGATGTACGATATTTAAAGGACTCGATTGCAGACGTAGAAATCCAAATCTCAAGAGCAAGAGCTCAGATGGAAAGTGCGGATGTAGCAAAGAAAGAATTTATTGAAAGAATTGAAGGTGTTGCAAAGGACCTACAATCGTTTCAGAATGAGTTGTCGCAGGAATATGGCGATATAACAATAGACTTAAAAACAGGAGAATACAAAAATGGCTAAAATATCAAGTTATACAAAAGATACAGATTTAACAGGCACAGAAATGTTGCTAGGTTCAAATGCTGATTTATCTACAATAAATGTTCAGTTGTCTGTGCTAAAAGACTATGTGTACAAAAATACATTTAGTGTAGCGAATGCTGCTGCAAGAACTGCGTTAACTGTTAGCCCAGGCGCTTTGTGTTTTCAAGCAGACACAGAGAACCTGTATATCAAAAAGACATCCGGTTGGGTGCTTGTTATATGATAATCAGAAAAATAGCAGTTGGTACTGACTACAAGAACGCAATGAACTACGTTGTGGGGCAGCCAGTATTGGGTGGTAGCCATGTTGTGCATCAGATTGTATCTGATAAGGATGGCGCTATTTTAATATACATCGAGAAAGATAGGGAGATATTAGTGTGGAAGAAGTTCACATATAATATGCCTGTATCAATTGAATTTAATATAGACTTTTTATAATGAGATCCCCGTTCTACTTTATTGTAGAACCGGTTGGTGGTAAATCTTACGACAATGTTAGGGAGAGTGGGCTAATTATTAGCACATCAAAAGAAGACCATAAAGCCACCAATAGGTTCGCTACAGTAATTAATATACCAATTGGCTACGATGGTCCAATTGAGGCAGGAGATGAGCTTGTGGTTCATCACAATGTGTTTAGAAGCTATTATGACATGAAGGGTAAGGAGCGAAAGTCAATGTCGCACCTTAAAGATAATTTGTACATTTTAGATTTTGATCAGTTCTTCCTATACAAAAAACCTTATGGATATTGGATGGCTCACTCGCCTTATTGCTTTGTAGAGCCAATTGAGAAGCAAAAGGATCTGTCTGTATTTGAGGTTGGCGTAGAGCAGCCATTGATTGGTAAGCTTGTATACGTTAGTGATAAGATGAATATCCCTGCTGGCACATTGGTGTCGTATCAGCCTGACACAGAGTATAGGTTTGATATTGACGGAAAAAAACTGTACAGAATGTTTGAGAAAAATATTTGCATTGTATTATGACAACTGAAGAATATAAATTAAAAATAATCAAGGCAGGCGAGATGGCTATCAAAGAACTTATTAAGGTTGCTGAAGAGCAAATCTTGACAGGTGACGAGGGTGATGTGTCTGCTGACAAATTAAAAAATGCAGCAGCAACCAAGAAGTTGGCTATCTTTGATGCGTTCGAGATCCTATCAAGGATAGAAGAAGAGCGTAACATGATCACGGGCAACGTACATATCCAAGAGAAAAAAGGTGGCTTCGCTGAGAGAAGGGGCAAATAATGCTATATACAATTGAGAAAGAAATTATTAGTAGCAAGGTTATTGAGAAAGGTAACCTTACAAATAGTTGGAAGTATGGCCACAATGATAAATATGACGTTGTCATTATATCTAAGGATGGAACCATCGGTGAGATATATAACATCAATGGTGTTAATATAGCCTTGCCGGCTAAACCTCAAGAGGTTGAGAATAGAAATAATCACTGGGAGACTGTTGAGTATCCTAAAGAATTACAAAGAATTAAGACAATATTTGACTGGGATAGGACTGACAACAAGTTTAAAGCTAAGTGGGATGACTACATAGATCAAGAGTTTAATCGTAGAGATAACGGCTTCTGGTTTATCAATAATAGCATCCCTACATATATCACCGGCACACATTATATGTACTTGCAATGGAGCAAGATAGACGTTGGTCTACCTGATTTCCGTGAGAGTAACAGGATATTCTTTATATTCTGGGAGGCGTGCAAGGCTGACGACAGGTGCTTTGGTATGTGCTATCTAAAGAATAGACGTTCAGGTTTCTCATTCATGAGTAGCTCTGAGATGGTCAATCAAGCGACAATTACAAAGGACGCAAGGTTTGGTATCTTATCAAAGACGGGAGATGATGCAAAGAAAATGTTCACAGACAAGGTCGTGAATATATCTTTGAGCTATCCATTCTTTTTTAAGCCAATACAAGATGGTATGGACAAGCCAAAGACTGAGCTTGCGTATCGTGTGCCGGCATCTAAGTTCACAAGAAAGAGTATTGCTAAAGTTGAGGAGGATCACTTAGAAGGACTTAACACCACAATTGACTGGAAGAACACAGGTGACAACAGTTATGATGGAGAGAAGTTAAGGATGCTCATTCAGGATGAGAGCGGTAAATGGCTTGCACCTAATAACATACAAAATAACTGGCGTGTAACCAAGACGTGTTTGCGTCTGGGTAGCAGGATCATTGGTAAGTGTATGATGGGTTCTACCTCGAATGCGCTTGACAAGGGTGGTTCTAACTTTAAGAAATTATACGAGGACTCTGATCCAAGGAAGAAGAATGAGAACGGGCAAACAAAGAGTGGCCTGTATTCATTGTTCATTCCAATGGAGTGGAACTTTGAAGGTTATATTGACGAGTATGGTCACCCGGTGTTTGATACACCATCTAAGCCTATCAAAGGTATTGATGGTCGAATGATTAAGATTGGCGTAGTTGAGTACTGGAACAATGAGGTTGCGTCTTTGAAGAGTGACTCAGATTCATTGAATGAATTTTACAGGCAGTTCCCACGCACAGAGTCACACGCGTTCAGGGATGAGAGCAAGGCATCTTTGTTTAATCTTACGAAGATATATCAGCAGATTGACTACAATGACTCATTAATTAGGGACAGGGTTCTTACAAGGGGTTATTTTCATTGGAGGGATGGTGTGAAGGATAGTCAAGTTGTTTGGACACCAGACAACAAAGGGCGTTTCATGGTATCATGGATACCACCAGAGAACTTAAGAAATAACTTTATCAAACGGGGTAGTTTGTTCTATCCTGGAAATGAACACCTTGGCGCATTTGGGTGTGACCCATATGACATCTCAGGTGTTGTGGGTGGAGGTGGATCTAATGGATCGCTCCATGGCATGACTAAGTTCAACATGGAGGATGCTCCAAGCAACCAATTCTTCTTAGAGTACGTGGCAAGGCCACAGACGGCAGAGATATTCTTTGAGGAGGTATTGATGGCGTGTGTGTTCTATGGTATGCCGGTGCTTGTGGAGAATAATAAGCCAAGGCTACTATATCACTTTAAGAATAGAGGGTATAGAAACTTTGCCTTAAATAGACCAGATAAGCCCATCCACAAGCTCTCTAAGACAGAGAAAGAGATCGGTGGAATACCTAACTCATCTGAGGACGTAAAGCAAGCACACGCGTCCGCTATTGAGACATACATTGAGAAGCACGTTGGCATAGACTTTGAGAACGTGTACAGAGATGCTGACGAGATGGGATCAATGTACTTCACAAGGACACTTGAGGACTGGGCAAGATTTGATATCAATAATAGAACTAAATTTGATGCAACGATTAGCAGCGGGTTAGCTGTAATGGCGAACCAAAAGCACTTATATGTGCCAGAAAAAAAAGAATCAAAAATAAGCATTAAATTTGCGAGATACCAAAACGAAGGGTATAATAGCAAGATAATAGAGAAATAATGGATCAAACAACTCAAGAATTAATAAGCCCAACCTCATTTCCAAGTCAGCTGGCTACTGATGCACAAAAAGCGTCCAAGGAATATGGTATTCAAGTGGGAAGATCCATCTCTTATGAGTGGTTCAGAAGAGATACTAATTCTTGTCGTTTTTATAACCAATGGATTGAGTTTCACAAGCTGAGATTGTACGCCCGTGGTGAACAACCTGTACAAAAGTACAAGGATGAACTAGCGGTTGACGGTGACTTGTCTTACTTAAACCTTAACTGGGAGCCAGTTCCAATTATCCCTAAGTTTGTCGATATCGTTGTTAACGGTATGTCAGACAGAATGTATGCGGTAAAGGCATTTGCTCAAGATGAGTTAGCTGCCGGCAAGCGTTCAGGTTACAAAGAGATGATTGAGAAGGACATGGTAGCAAAAGACTTCTTGGTGCAAACACAAGAACAATTTGGTATCAATGCCTTTAATACGAATCCTAAAGATTTGCCAGAGAATGATCAAGAGCTTAATCTTCATATGCAGCTTAACTATAAGCCTGCGATTGAGATTGCTGAAGAGATTGCAATTGACACATTACTTGAACAGAATAGATATCAAGAAATCAAAAGACGTGTTGATTATGACATGACTGTGTTGGGTGTTGGTATGGTTAAGCATACGTTTCAGCCAGGAGCCGGCATTAGAGTTGAGTACGTTGACCCTGCTGCCGTTGTCTATTCATACACAGAGTCTCCAACATTTGATGATTGCTTCTATTATGGAGAGATCAAGCAAGTACATATTGGTGAGTTAATTAAAATTGACCCAACCATCACGAAGGAGGAGCTTGATAAGATATCTAAATTAAGCAGTCTATGGTTCTCTCAGTATAATATTATTAGACCATACAGAAACACATTGTTCGATAGAGATGTCGTAACATTATTATATTTCAATTATAAAACCGATAAGAAATTTGTCTACAAGAAGAAGTTTTTGGATAATGGTGGTACTCGTATTATACGAAAGGATGAAAGCTTTAATCCACCAACTGGGACTGACGAAAGATTTGAGAAAATAGAAAAGAGAATTGACGTATGGTACGAAGGTATCATGGTGTTGGGTTCAAGCTATTTGCTTAAATGGGAGCTCAGCAAGAATATGGTTAGACCAAAGTCTGCGACACAGTATGCTTTGCCTAACTACATTGCTATGGCTCCAAGAATGTATAAGGGTGTGATTGAGTCATTGGTTAGACGTATGATTACGTTTGCTGATTTAATTCAGATTACGCATCTTAAATTGCAGCAGGTTATTGCAAGAGTTGTGCCAGATGGTGTATACATTGATGCCGATGGTATGAATGAGGTTGACTTGGGCAATGGAGCAAACTATAATCCAGAGGATGCGCTTAAGTTATACTTCCAAACAGGTAGTGTCATTGGTCGTTCTTACAATCAAGATGGCGAGTTCAATCAAGGTAAGATTCCAATTCAAGAGTTAAACTCAAATAGTGGACAAGGAAAGATCACAGCGTTGATTAATTCTTATAACCATTACTTGGGTATGATTAGGGACGTAACTGGCTTAAACGAAGCGAGAGATGGTTCTATGCCTGATCCAAGATCGTTGGTTGGTATACAGAAGCTAGCTGCGCTTAATTCAAACACGGCAACAAGACATATCTTAGACGCAACATTATTCATTACGAAGAAATTAGCTGAAGCATTATCTTGCCGTATCTCTGACGTACTTGAGTATTCAGAGTTCAAAGAAGAGTTTATAAACCAAATTGGTAAGTACAATGTTGGTGTATTGGAAGACGTAAAAGACTTATACTTACATGATTTTGGTATCTTTATTGAAGTATCTCCGGATGAAGAGGAGAAGTCTCAGCTTGAGGCGAACATCCAAGCATCGCTACAACGTGACCAGATTGATCTTGAAGACGCTATTGATATCCGCGAAATTCGCAATATTAAATTAGCAAATGAACTTCTTAAGTTAAAGCGTAAGAAGAAGCAAGAGCAGGACATGGAGCGTGAGCAACAAAAGATGGAGATGCAAACGCAATCAAACATCCAGTCTTCTCAGGCAGCAGCACAAGCGAGCTTGCAAAAACTTCAGGCAGAATTCCAAGCTAAGGCGCAATTAAAACAAGCTGAGTCAGCATTTGAGATCGAGAAGATGAAGCAAGAAGCTCAACTTAAAATGCAGTTAATGCAAATGGAGTTTGAGATGAATATGCAGTTGAAAGGATTGGAAGTTAATGCTGCTAAGACAATTGACCAAGAGAAAGAAATGGCTAAGGATAAGCGTATTGACATACAAAGTACAAACCAATCAAAGTTAATTGAGCAGCGTAAGAAAGACTTGCCAGCCATTGATTTTGAATCAAGCGAAGACTCTTTAGATGGTTTTGATTTGGCTCAATTTGAACCAAAATAAAAATCACTATTTTTGTAGCGAAAAATTAATCAAATAAAATATATGGAGAATTTCACATCAGTAAAAGCTGTGAGTTTCGGTGAAGAAAAATCTGTTCAAGAAATCGAGCAGGAATTACTAACCAAACACGAAGAACAGCACCAAACAGTACAGGTTGAAGAGCCTGTTAAAATCGAAGAACCAATAGTTGTGCCAGAAGCACAGCCAAGGGATCTTGAAGAGAATGACGTTCTGTCCTTTATTAAGAATAGATATAACAAAGAGATTAATACTTTGGATGACTTGCTTCAAGAGAGAAATCAAACTGAAGAGTTGCCAGAGGATGTCTCAGCGTTTTTAAAGTTCAAAAAGGAAACAGGTCGAGGAATTAATGACTTCTATAAAATAAATAGAGACATTGATAACGAAGACCCTAATAAATTGCTGTTCGATTATTACAAGCAAAACAACCCTGAACTTGACGATGATGAAGTTACATTTGAACTTGAGAACAAGTTTAAGTATGACGAAGACATGGACGACGAAAGGGATGTTAAGAAAAAACGAATAGCACACAAACAAGAGCTTACAAAAGCGAAGGACTACTTTAATAAGTTGAAGGACCAATACAGAGTTCCCCTTGAGTCAAGAGGCACTGGAATTCCGGACAACGAAAAAGATCAGTACAACGCATTTAAGCAAAATGCCCAAAGTGCCAAAGAAGTTGAACAGGCGCAGAGAGAAAGAGCTGAATATTTCGCCAAGAAAACTGACGAGTTATTCTCTAGTGAATTCAAAGGTTTTGGATTTAAAGTTGGAGATAATGAATTTGTTTACAAACCAGGTGAGACAGAAGCGATTAAAAAGGATCAATCTAATTTGACCGAGTTCATCAAGACATTTTTAGATGATAACGGTTTTATGAAAGATCCGGCTGCGTATCATAGGGCGATAGCAGTTGCCAGAAACCCAGAGGGCTTTGCAAAATATTTCTACGATCAGGGAAAATCTGAGGCAGTAGAGACAATCGCAAAGGAATCAAAAAACATAGATATGGGAGGAGTAAGATCCGTACCAGAAAATATGGGTAAAGGAGGTTTCAAAGTAACTGCTCTAGACAACGACCATGGCAACAGATTAGTTATAAAAAGCAACAAAAAATAAACAAAAAAACAAAAATAAAAAAACATGGCTGGTTCAGTATTATCGAGTCCGGGTTTCGCATTAACCCCCTCATCAGTAAAGGCAACATTGCCTAGCAACTACATCACCAACTTCAACTTCTTGAACCAGTATCTTCCTGATACCTACGAGAAAGAATTTGAAAGATATGGTAATCGTTCAATTGCATCTTTCTTACGCATGGTCGGTGCGGAGATGCCAAGTAACTCCGACTTAATTAAATGGGCTGAACAAGGCCGTCTTCACACGAAGTATGTAAGCTGTACATCAGCTGCTGCTGCTACGAGTGATACTGCTGTTTGGACCGTAGCTGACGCAGGTGTTACTGCTTGTAACTTCAGAGTTGGTCAAACTGTATTCTTATCTAGAAATGCAGGTGGAACTCAAAGTGACAAAGCAATTATCACTGCTGTAAGTGGTTTGACTTTCACTGTAGCATATTATGCTGGTGGTGGACAAACTATTCCTGTATCAGTTGCATCTACTGCATTTGTTTACGGTTCTGAATTCAAAAAAGGTTCTAACGGTATGTCTGGTTCTTTAGAAGCACAAGATGATATCTTCTCTAACAGTCCAATCATTATCAAAGACAAATATGAAGTTTCTGGTTCTGACATGGCTCAAATCGGATGGGTAGAAGTTACTACTGAGAACGGTGCTACAGGTTACTTGTGGTATTTGAAATCAGAGCACGAAACTCGTTTACGTTTTGATGACTATTTGGAAATGTCTATGGTTGAAGCAGTTCCTGCTGAAACAGCTTCTGGTGCTATCGCAGCTACTGGTGACGTTGGAAACAAGGGTTCTGAAGGTTTATTCTACGTTGTTAATAGCCGTGGTAACGTGTGGGGCGGTGGAAACCCAACTGCATTAGCTGATTTCGATGCTATCTTGCAACGTCTTGACAAACAAGGAGCTATCCAAGAAAACGCATTGTTCATCAATCGTCAATTCTCTTTGGATATTGATGATATGTTGGCTGCTCAAAACAGCTACGGTGCAGGTGGAACAAGCTTTGGTTTGTTTGATAATGACGAGAACATGGCATTAACTTTAGGCTTCAAAGGCTTCAAACGTGGTAGCTATGAGTTCTACAAAACTGACTGGAAATATCTTAATGACGCTACTTTACGTGGTGGTATTAATGGTGGTGTTGTAAACGGTGTGTTGGTACCAGCAGGTTCTACTAACGTTTATGATCAAGTGTTAGGTAAGAACGCTAAACGTCCATTCTTGCACGTTCGTTACAGAGCTAGCGAAACTGAAGATCGTCGTTACAAAACTTGGATCACTGGTTCTGCTGGTGGTGCAACTACTAGTGACTTGGATGCTATGCAAGTTCATTTCTTGTCTGAGCGTGCATTGTGCACCTTAGGAGCTAACAACTTCTTCTTATTCAATAACTAAAAGTAATTAGCAATCAATAAACTAAGTGGGGTTAATAGCCCCACTTTTTTTTTACTATATTTGCACTGTAAAATTTTAATCAAATGAAAAAACCAGAAATCAAAGACAGGGTGTATATCCTGAAGGGAGGATCACCTCCGTTGTCATTTATGTTACCATCTCGTAACACCAAGCGTTTTCCTTTATTGCACTATGATGAAGCATCTAATACCAATAGAGCGTTAAGATATGCCAGAAACCAAAAGTCTCCATTTGAAGACGAGCAGGATGGCAATTATATCTTAGAGCCAATTGTATTTGAAGATGGTGCATTGGTTGTTCAAAAAAACAATCCGGTATTACAAAAGTTTTTAGAATTACATCCATCTAATGGAGATATTTTTGAAGAGTTTGATCCAGAGAAAGAAGCAACTGAAAATCTTGAATACTTAAACTATGAACTTGATGCACAAATTGCAGCAAGAGAAATTAGTATTGATACAGCAATGGCAGTATTACGTGTGATGATTGGATCTCGTGTAGAGAATATGACATCACAAGAAATTAGAAGAGACATTATGGTCTATGCTAAAAACAATCCAGAAGACTTCTTAGAGATGATTGACGACTCTGACTTACAATTGCGCAACAAAGCAGCAAAGTATATTGAGATGGGTTATTTGAGCCTTAGAAACGCACAAAGAGATGTATTCTTTAATTTGAAAGATAACAAGCGCAAAATGATGAGTGTTCCTTTGGGTGAAGACCCTATTAATGCAATTGCAGCATATTTCAAAACTCAAGAAGGTATTGAAATAGAAGATATGCTTAATAAGATGAGTCAAGAATAATTATTATATTTGCATACAACTATGAACAAATATTTAAAAATTGAGGCATCAACTACCGGAACGGTTTTGGTTGGCCTAGACAACATCGGTTTAGTAGCTAAAGCTTCTGACACTACCGTTACTATTACTTATAATACGGGTCACGCTGCAAGCGACATTGTTACGATTACTCACACAAATAATGCAACTTTTGCAACAGCTCAAGCAATTATTGATGCAATTGTTGAGGTTGCAAAGCCATCAAACGCTCCAAACCAATTTATTATCCCTACATTGCCAGCTGGTATTACAATTTCTACTGTAGCAATCGCTTAATTATTTCTTTCTTTCATTCATTAAGGTAGCAGGGCAAGTCCCTGCTATTTTTTTATTATCTTTGCGATACAATGATAAATAACGTAAGAAATACCGTAATGTTCTTCCTTAATAAGGATAACAATGGATATCTTACTCCTGATGAATTCAATGCATTTGCCAGACAAGCACAATTAGAAGTATTTGAAGATATGTTCTATCAATACAATAAGTGGCTTGTTAAGAGGAATACAGGGGTATCGTATAGTGGCAGCTCAGACATCGCCAAGCTTTTGTCTGAAAGCATTGATAAGTTTTCTACAGGAGCTGCATTAACGTACTCTGCCGGCATATACAATCTGCCTACAGACTTGTATAGTGTAACAAATGTATTATATAGCTTGAAGGATGTTGAGAGAATTGAGAAAAACAAATTGCCTTACTTTTTGTTTTCTAATCACACAGCTCCAACAACATACTATCCGGCATACTCACAAGCTGGCACAACGATAACTGTCTATCCTCCAACAATTCAGGCTAACGTGTCAATTGTTTACAATAGATACCCATTGGATCCGAAGTGGACATACTACACTGATCCGGCAACACAAGCGCCATTATTTGACCAAGCGGCTCCAGATTATAAAGACTTTGAAGTGCCTGATATATTTCAGAACGACTTGATTATCAAGATATTAAAGTTCGCTGGTGTTAGTATTAGGGAGAATGAGATTGTTGCAGTAGCAAGTGCAGAAGAACAAAATAATCAACAACAACAACAAAGATAATGTCAACAAACCAAGAATATTACAACGACTCAAACCTTTGGGGTGAAGGGCAGAATACTACATTGGCTGATATTGTCAACAACTTCATGCTTATGTATGTTGGGCCTGACAAATTAATTGACAATGCTACGCGTTACAATGTGTTGTTTCATGCAAAGAGAGCATTGCAGGAGCTAAACTATGACGCACTAAGAAATAAGAAAGTTCTTGAGATGAAGGTTAAAGATGACTTGAAGTTTATCTTGCCTCCTGACTATGTTGACTATATTAGAATTTCTTTAGAAGTAGATGGCGTATTATTCAAGCTAACTGAAAACACAACAGTTAATTACGCTAACGCATACTTGCAAGATAACAATGATGATTTTATTTATGATCAAGATGGCAACATTATCACTGGACAATCTGAATTAGACATCGCACGTATTAAAGGTACACCAATGCAAACGTATTACGTTGATGGATTGTACTACGGAAGAGATGGCTGGTTCTATGACGGATACTGGTACTTTAGTTATGGACTTGGTGGGCGATTTGGTTTAGAGACAAGCGAAGCGAATGTGAATCCTAAGTTTGTAATTGACAAAGCATCTGGTGTGATTAACTTCTCATCAGCGATATCAGGCAGGTTGATCGTGCTTGAATATATCTCAGATGGTCTTGAAAGCGCAGACCCATCACAATTGAAGGTTCACAAATTTGCTGAAGAGTTTATGTACGCTTACATTAAATGGTGTATGTTAAACAACAGGATTGGCGTTCAAGAGTATATTGTAAGACGTGCAAGAGAAGAGAAGTCAGCAACGCTAAGAAATGCTAAAATTAGACTAAGCAACCTTAAGCCAGGAAGATTATTAATGGTTCTTAGAGGAAGAGATAAGTGGATTAAATAACTATGGAATTAAAAAGAAATTTTACAGCAGGTATAATGAATAAAGACCTCGATGAGAGGTTGATACCAAATGGGCAATATAGGGATGCCAGAAACACACGCGCAGGTACGTCTGACTCAACAAGTGTTGGATCAGTTCAGAATGTAATGGGTAACACCAAAGTGACTGGATTGAGGGCCGCTGCGCTTGCCATGGGCATAACATTGCCGGGAACATACACAACTATTGGTTCATATGTTGATCTGGCAAACAGTAATATCTACTATTTTGTAAAGGGTACATTTAATATGGTTGTAAAATACCATGAGAATACAAACGGAACAGGAGAGACGTATATATTATTAATAGAAAGTGTTGGTAGAGCTCCTGTTGAGTACTTGAAGTTCAGTGCTAGCAATTTAATTACTGGCGTTAACTTAGTTGACAATTTATTGTATTGGACAGATGGGTTAAACCCACCAAGAAAAATAAATGTAACAAGAACATATCCGCTAAATGGATTCACAGACAAAGATATATCTGTGATCTTGGCTCCTCCATTGAATGCGCCTACAATTGCAATGAGCAATGATGGAACTGATGTGAATAATATCAGTGAGAGATTCATACGATTTGCTTATAGATATAAATACCTTGACAATGAGTATAGTGCATTATCTCCTTTCTCTGAGGTTGCATTCTTCCCTAAGGTGTTTTCATATGACTATGGTACAGGCAGTAACAAGTCAATGGTTAACGCAAATAACACTGTTGAGATTACTTTTGAATTAGGGGATAACAATGTAAAAGAGGTTCAGTTAATATTCAAGGACACGTATTCGTTGACGGCAAACATTATTGAGAACATCTCCAAGGTATCAGGCGTATCGAATAAGTTTGAATTCAAGAACAACAAGGCTTACGCTGTTTTGCCAGAAGACCAATTGACAAGATTGTTTGACAACGTGCCATTGAAGGCGAAAGCACAAGAATATATTGGCAATAGATTGTCTTATGGTAACTACACTCAGTTTTATGATATCGCTGATTGTAATCAAGTGCCTCTTAATATTAGCCTTAAAACTGAATTAAATTCTATACCTGTAGTAACGAAGGGTGTTCCAAGAAAAACATTCAAAAGCGACAGAGACTATGAGATAGGAATTGTGTACTTGGATGACTATGGCAGAATGACAACTGTTCTTACATCTGATAAGAATACAGTTCATGTGCCAGCAAGTGCATCTACTGCGCAAAACTTATTAAAAGTTGCTGTAAAGAACTATGCTCCTTGCTTTGCAACGAAGTATAGGTTCTTCATAAAGCAAAACAAATCAGAGTATTACAATGTATTCCCGGTTGATTATTTTCAAGACGGGTTATATACTTGGTTCTTAATACCTAAAGCTGATATTGACAAAGTTCAAAAAGATGCTTACTTGACAATTAAGTCTACTGAGTCCGGACCAACAGGTTCTGCCGAGAGATATAAAATTATTGAAGCAGACATGAAGGCGGTTAACTTCTTAAATAACCCTCCAACAACTCAACCTGAAGGGTTTTACATTAAGATTAAATCTGAAGGAACTTTATTTAATAAGATAGCCAGGTCTGAAAAAGTTTTTGAAAATAAAGGAAAAGCAAACAATAGAGATACTTTTTTCCCTCCAGTAACTCTTGGTTTTTATGAACCATATACAGCAATAGAGACTCCAGTATTTTACGGTACTGGCAATAATAAACTTACTGCTATACCTAATTACAACGGAGCTAATGACGCTAGGTATGTTGTTAGAATAACAGGAACAAATACAGCTGGTATAAGCACATTTAGTTATTTTTTGTTTCCTAATTTAGCTACACCAATTGAATCAAACATTGCTGTAAACAAAGATAGCGTAGGACTAAAGAAGGGTAATCTTTTAAAAGATGCATCTGGTAAGGCTGTAGGTCTTATAATATTTGGTTCAAATTCTGGTTATACAGTTGGAGATTCTTGGAGGCTAAATTGTAGAAGTTATTCTGGAGGAACCAATGTTTTTGGAGGACCTATTAACTTTAAAACACTTTATCAAAAAGATGGCGGTTTTGCTCATTTAGCTTTAGATAATATAAAAGCTGGAGATACTATTAAAATAGATATATCTGAAAGCCAAGGGGCGGCAGATCAGCCAGAACAAACATTTATTTCATCTTCTGATTATGTAAATATTGAAGAATGGTTTTTCGAAGATCAGATTTATAGTAAATTCAGACAATATGATGAAAGTGGAAAAAACCATGGTCCTTTTAATGTTTTGTTTAGAAAATATGGATATGGATTATCTCCAGATTCTATTCAAATGTATATTAAAGGATATGATGTAAACAATCAAAAAGATTTTGCAAGTGGAGGGGGAATTGATTCAATACCTCAAAATGTAATTTCACTTAAAATTTCTTATATTGCTGCTGGTCAATCACCTATAGTGCTTGAAACAATTGGAAGAGATAATAATTCTGAGATATTCTATGAGATACCAAGAACATATCCAATAACAAGCGTAAGCACGCCTAACGGACTCGTAAAGCTTCACAGTTCAACTGTTACTGGAGATATTGGACAAGTATTAAATGGTATTGCAACTTTGCAGATTAATGACTTTAATGCATTTTCGTTTGGTAATGGAGTTGAAAGCTATAGAGTTAGGGATGATTTCAATCAACCTATTCTAGGAAATACCCCAAGGGTTAATTCATATATTGATAGCTATGCGCAAAGCAATGCAATCTCTGGCATTACATACTCGCAAATATATCAGTCTGAGACATCTACGAACAGATTGAATGAGTTTAACTTATCTAAAGCTAACTTTAAGTTCTTGGATAGATCATACGGATCTATTCAGAAGCTACACTCAAGAGACAATGACTTAGTTGTATTTCAAGAGAATAAAATATTTAGAGTTCTTTACGAGAAAAACTTATTAAGCGATGCTGTTGGCGGAGGCGCAATTGCTTCTATTCCTGAAGTTCTTGGTACACCTGTACCATTTACAGGGGAGTATGGTATTAGCTTAAACCCTGAGAGTTTTGCGAAGTGGGGACCTGATATCTTCTTTACTGATGCCAGAAGAGGTACAGCAATGAAGCTTGACGGATCTGGATTGTTTGAGATATCTTCTCAAGGAATGAGAGACTGGTTCAGAGATTTATTTTTAGAAGGCCCTGATACGCAAAAGATTGGTGCATACGATCCTTATGATGGTTTGTATGTATTGACTAGCAATACAAAAACTGTGAACTTGTGTACATACTCTGTAAACAAAACAGTTTTCTTTATCGAAGGAACTGCCGGAACATATGACACATTTATTATTACCGCATCTCAGAACTGGACTGTTTCATTGATTGACAATGGATTTGGAACTGGATGGGCTACGCTTTCTCAAGTTGCTGGCCAAGGCAATAAGCTTATTAAGATTACACTTGCGTCAAACATTGGTGCTGTTGCTTCGAGATCTATAAGAATAAGAGTAAATGCTTGTGGAACATTCCAAGATGTTATCTTGACTCAATCTAACAAGCCTGCTGTTATTAAGACAGTTGTGGTTGCCAATGGTGGTCAAATATCTCAAGGTGGCTCACAAACACAACAAAGAGTAAACTGGACAAGTTCAGGATCTTCAGGAGCTTTGTATTCAAATGTAGTAATGCAGCCAACTGGATTGTCATTATACGCTCAAAATGTTGGTGTTGTTGGCCAAGGTGATATTCCAGCAGTAGGAGATACTGTTACTCTTACGTCTTTCACAGACAATACAAACGCACAAGGATCTAATATAAAGATCTTTAATCCTAGTTTAGGTAACAAAGTATATTCTTTAGATACAAATACAACCTATGACCCCGCAGACGTAAATGCGTTGATTGCAGCGTCTACCGAGATTACACCAGTTTATAGTGCAGGAGTTTACAATGCAAACTTTAACTATGCAGCGAGTGGCACTAATTTATACTTAACTTGGGACTATAGAAATAAGGTAAACATTCCAAGTGTTGGATCGTCTACATCTTCTGGCACATTAAATCCTGAAATCATTGAGCTTAACTATGGCTCAAGCGTAGGGAATGTTCAATTGAAATACAATGCAGGCGTTGGCGCTTCTAGATTTGTTTTGTATGACGCAAACGACAACATAGAG